TATATAATAAAAAATCCCCAGAGTTAAACTGGGGATTTTATTTATATCCATTCTAAAAATATGTATATATTTCAGCTTCAAATCTATTATAAAATACTACTCTAGAAATATAAGCATTTAATAATCTTTTTAACATTACTCTATTGTTTTCTTTACTATATTCTATAATTTTTTTAAAAACTTCTTCTTTGTTTATATCTATACTTTTTTTCTTTTTTTTCATTAAAAGTATAGATTTTTCTCTTTCAAGTCTTTCTAATTCTTTAGTTATTATATCAAGCTCTTTTTTTGCTTCCTGAGGTGTATATACTCCAAGTTTTGCACTATCCTTAATATTTTTAATATATCTATTACTATCAAAGATATTTTTTTCTAATTGTTCAAGTTCTCTTTCTATTTTTTTATCTAAAGATGTGTTGCATTTTTTTATATTTTTAAACTCTTCAATTATCTTAGTTAATACATATTCTTCTACTTCTTTTAATAATTTAGGTTTCCAATCACATATTATTTTTTCTCCATTTTTTTTATATCGATTGTTTATAGCGTTAGAACCACAAATATAATAGTTTCCATTTCCATAAATCTTACATCCACAGTAACAGTAAATTTTTCCTGAAAGTAAATAATTACCTTCTTCTTTGGCTCGATAGACTGTAGTAACTTGTTTTAATCTTATAAAATTTTTATCCCATAAAGCAGGAGGAATAATTGGAATGATATGTTGAGAATTTGGAATTTCTATTATTTCTTCTTTACTATTAGATAGGACTTTTTTACCTTTATATGTTTTTACTTTATTATAAACAACTGTTCCTTTATAAGCTGGGTTTGAAAAGAAACTTTCTATTCTAGTGTAATCAAATTTATACTGGGGATATTTTTCTAAACAATAAAGTAGCATCTGGTTTTTATTTATAAAATATCCATCATTAAATTTTTCATGAAGTTCTCTTACAATTTGAGGTTTTAAAGGATCTGTTGTATCAGGGTATATTTTCTTCTTTACTCTCATATATCCAAATAATCTAGTCATATAGAAACCTTGTTTTGCACTTTCTTCTTTAGCAGTTTTCATTTTAGAAGTAATATCTCTAACATACTGAGCATTAAAAACATTATTTAGATCCCAATACATCCTTGCTACTGGGTCATATATTCCCTCTCGATCAGAAAGGGAATATAGGATAAATGACTTTTTAAATAATTCAGCATAGTCTAACATTTTTTCAGCCCAGGATCGGTTTCTAGCAAATCTAGACCAATCCTTAATAATTAGAATATTTATCTTTTTCTCTTTTATTAGATCAAGGATTTCTTTTTGTGCTTCTTCTGCTGTTACTCCTGATTCTATTTCAGCTTTTTCTTTATATAAAAATAAATTATTTTCTTTTACTACTCTTCTTAAAATTAAAAGTTGAGAATCAATAGCATGTTTAGGATCATCATCTCTATAATCTTCTCTGGATATTCTAGCATAGAGATAAGCTGCTGGGGTATGACCTAACTCAACTTCTAATTTTTTTAATCTTTCTTTTATCATAAAACCACCTAGTTAGGTATTTCTTTTCCTAGTAATTCAAGTTGCTCCCAAAAATATTTTAATTTTTCAGCTGATAAATTTTCATCTATATTTTTATCTTTTATAAGCATTTAATTCTCCTTTATTTTTAATAAACTTTATTGGTATAATTAGCAAACTTAGTAAGTTCGTGAAAGAATCTTAATTTTATAGTTCCTACAGGGCCATTTCTTTGTTTACCTATAATTATTTCTGTTATCCCTTTAGCTTCAGATTCTTCATTATAGTAGTCATCTCTGTATAGAAATGCTACCATGTCAGCATCTTGTTCTATCGCTCCAGATTCTCTTAAATCTGAAAGCATAGGTCTTCTATCTGCTCTCTGTTCTGTAGCTCGTGATAACTGTGAAAGAGCTATAATAGGTACATCAAGTTCTCTAGCTATTCCTTTAAGTGATCTTGATATATCTGATATTTCTTGCTGCCTGTTTTCATTTTTTCCACTGCTGCCTTTTATCAATTGTAAATAGTCAATAAGTATCATATCAAGTTTTCCTGCTGCTTTCATTCTTCTGGCTACAGTTCTTATTTCCATTACTGTAGCATTTGGAAGATCTGCAATATTCAATTGGGTTTTCATTAATGTTTCACTTGCCAACCCCATTCTCCCCCAATCATTTTCAGAAAGAAATCCTGTTCTAATTTTTTGTAATCCTATCCCTGCTTCTATTGCAATAAATCTTTGAAGCAGTTGAGAACTTGACATTTCTAAACTAAAAATAAGAATAGATTTATTAGTCTTAGCAGCATTTAAAGCTAAATTAAGTGCAAAAGCTGTTTTTCCCATTGCTGGTCTAGCAGCAAGAATTACAAGGTCAGAGGGATTAAATCCATTTGTCATCTGGTCGAAATCAGTAAATCCTGATGAAATCCCAATTGTAGTTCCTTTATTATCATAAACATTTTGAAGTCTAGTAAATTCACTATTCATCATATCTTTTATAGAGATAACATTTCTAGTATTATTGTTTTCTGCTATTTTGAAAATAAGAGCTTCAGATCTATCTATTATATCTTCAGTTGTTTCTTCTTCATCAGATGTCATTTCTACAATTTTAGTAGCTGAATCTTGTAGATTTCTTAATTTAGCTTTGTCCTTAACTATATGAGCGTATTCAATAACATTTGCAGCTGTTTGAACAGATTCTATTACTTCATAAAAAGTATCATTTTTTATATTTTTGTTTTTTTCTAAAATCAGAATAGGATCTATTGCTTTATTTTCATTGTAAAGTTCTAAGATGGCTGTATATATAATTTTAAGGTCTTTATTATAAAAATCATCTGGAGAGAGAAACTCTACTATATCAGTAAGGGCATTTTGTTTTAGAAATATACCACCAATTATAGCTTTTTCAGCTTCTGTATTATAAGGAATTTTTTTTATTTCAAAATCTTTCATCTAAACCACCTTTTTATTTTTTCCCAAAGAGTCAAACGAAAAGTTACAAAACCGTGATATTTAATCATTTTCATTTTCATCACCATTATATTCAATTTGAAGATTATTCTTATTTTCAAATTCTTTTTCTTTATCTTTTAGTAATTGTTCTATTTCTTTTATTTCTTTTTTATAAATGGAAATTTTATCAACTAAAGATTTTAATTCTTTTGGATCCTCTATTTTATCAACTCTTTTTTTCATTTTTTTTATTCTTTTTGTATTGAAAAAAGGTATTTCTTTTTTAAATTCTTCTTTTGTTTTTTCAATGCAAGGTTGTAAAAATTCTTTTATATCTTGAGTATTTGACATTCTTTTATCTACTATCATAAGCCTGTTATCATATGTAACATCTTTATTTGTAAGAACTTTTATAGCTGAATCTGTAAGAGCAGATATAAAACTTTTATAATTTGGAAATTCCTGATATAATGAATGTCTTTTTAAATATATAGAGATCATATCTTTGGTAAGCCCACATCCTTCATACCATTCCATAAAACTGTTTTTAGCTTTTAAGACTACAGAAATATCATATATAGCTTCACAAATATCAAATAAACTTTCATTGTATTTATCTAATTTTCTAGAAATTAATTTTTCTTTTTGAATAACCAAATCAATAACATTTTTTTCTCTAATTTCGAATTTTTCGAAATTGAAGTTACTTTTATATTCCTGTTTTTCTAAAGCTGCTTCTAATTTATTCAAAACATTTTTATTCACACTATCACATCCAATACATCTTCTATAATTTGTTTAAATTGTGCTACATCTTGATTATGCACATCCCATATAGTTTTCCCTTTATCTATTAATCTTCCTATTGTAGGACTTTGAGCAAGAGGTAAACTTAAATAAATATCATAAGAATTGAATATGTCTTTGAGGTTGTTATAATATTCTTTTTCTTTTTTAGTATTAGTATATCTATTTGGAATAACAGCTTTTACTTTTTTTTTGTCAGTATCCTTTATAATATTAAGCATAGATTGAGAAGTCGCTTGATCTAGGAAAGTAGGAATAATAAAGTAATCAGCTTCATCTGTGAACTCTTTATCTAGCCTTAAAGTAGGATTAGGGTCTAAAAGTATAAAGTCATATTCTTGCTTTAATTGAGATATAGTATTTTTTAAGTTTGCTTTAAATTTTTTAGATGTTTCTGCACCAACAGAGAGAGGAATATAATAAAGATTGTCTCTTAATCTTATTAAGTCGCCATCCCCCTTTGTTACCCAACTTTCTAATCCTGCTCCAGGCTCAGCATCTATTCCAGCAAAAAGTAAAATATTGTTCTGGGTATCAGAAGTTATTATTAATACTTTATATCCAAATAAGACAACAAGAGCATGACCTACTTGTAATGTTATCCAGCTCTTTCCAACACCACCTTTGTTGTTTTTAAATGCTATCATTTTACCCATGAAGTGCCTCCTATATTTTCAAATAATCTTTTGGATCTGGAATTGGAAATCTTCTATCAAATTGATGTTTTTGTAAGTCAAAATACAGTTTTCCATAATTTTTTACTTCTGTATAACTTTCAGGATTTAGATTGAGCTCTTTGCATTTTTCATTGATTCTAGTCCACCATTCCAGAGGCATTTCTATTTTTAAAATTCCCATATTTTATCACTCCAATTTTTTAAATTTTTCTAGATAGTTAGTTGCTAAGTTTTTATCATATTTAGTAATAGATTTTTTAAATTCTTCAAAAGCAAAATTGAAATTTCCACAAGTAGAAACCATAGCAGCATATTGCTCAAATTTACTTTTTATTTTATTCTCTTCATTCACAGGAGAGGATTCTTTTTTCTTTTCTTCTGTGAAAGACCATTCTCCTTTTAAGGCTTTGTAGAGAATAGCATTAAAGTCTTTTCCTTTTCCCAGTGTTATTTCTTTCTCTGTAAGGGAATAAGCTTTTTTAAATATATCCTCTGTAAGATCTGGAATAAATCTTTTTATATTGCTTATAGTTGCAGCATTCAAAAGAGGGTATTCTTTTATTACTAAAAATTCATATGGACTACTACTACTTTTTTCTTTTTTAGTAGTAGTAGTTGTTATATTAGTATTTGTATATTCTTTAGTTTGTTGTTCAGGATTTTCCGTTGACGGTTCACCAGTTACTGGTTTTACCGTTGCGGTTTTTTCAGTTAACGGTGAAGTTCTCTCTTTTTCTATGACTTCTTCAAAAAGATAATCTTTTTCATCAGAGATGAATAGGATGTTTCGGGAAAATTTTCCAGAGGTTCTACTTTGAGATTTATACATATATCCAGCTTTAATTAATTCCAGAATAATTTTATTAACTTTATCTCTTCCAATTTTTCCTTCAGACATTAAAGCGGAAACATTAATTTCCCAGTCTTCAGGTCTTGAAAGAAGAGAAGCAGCTAGTCCTTTAGCTTCAAAAGAAATATAAGGATCTTGCAAAAAGTCGTTTGAAATACTTGTATAGTTATTCTTTTTTTTCTTTTTTAAAATACTCTTATCAAAGTAGCTCATTTTTGATCACTCCTAACTTCTTTATTCAGCAGTAGCTATACAAGTTTTTATAAATTGTTTAGTTATTGGTAAATATAATACTTGGTATGTATGCCCTGCATTTTCTTTTACAATATCTTCTGCTACTTCTTTGTTTGTAGAAATATGGACAGGAATACCATTCTTACTTACTAAATATACAGGAACTTTTTTTAATTTAGACATTTACCATCACCAGATTTTTTTCTGACTTAATATTTTCTCTTTCAAGAATTGTTTTTATTTCATCATCTGTTCCTATAAAAATTCTAGGTGATCCACCAATGATGATTGAAAGCATAAATAAATTTATATGTTCTAGGTATATTTGTCTCATAATTAAAAAACCTCCTTAAAAAAAAGCTTGAAATTTTTAAGGAGACCATGATATACTCTACTTGTCGAAGGTAGGTGGATCTTGTGGTCTGCCTTTTTTTCATTTTGATTTAATTCTATTGTTTCAGATTCTGTAACTCTGGTGGTAAAAGAATGAGAGCATACAAAGCATTTATAGTATCTTCTTTTAATACCAGTTTTTATTTTTGTGCAGTAAGGAGAAAGCTTTATTCCACATTCAGGGCATTTAATCATATAACCCTCTCTGTTTTCTTTTTTCAAGATTTTCTAGTATCATTTTTGTTTCTACTTCAGAATTTTCTATTTTTAGCTTTTCTCTGCACTCTACAGCATAATTTATTAGAAATTCTCTCAAATTATCATCCATTTCTTCATATTTTATTTCATCATTTTTTACTACATTTATACTTTTTTTAAATTTTTCAGTAAAAGTTTTCATGTTTCTTCTCAGTTCTCTGATATCTTGTTTAAGTATTTCAATTTCTGCTTCAAGAATTATTTTATCTAATCTAGAAATAAAATTACTTTGCATATCATCATTCCAAACTAAAAGATTAAACATTTTTACTCTTCTCTTATCATCTAGAGCATCTATTACTTTTGCATTTCTTAAACATTCCTCAAAAGTCATTATTCTGCTCTGAAGATTCATGCTTCTTTCTAAGTCTGAAGATATTCCACTACAATTTTTCATAAATTAATCTCCTTATTTTATATATTGTTTATATTTGTAATTAGTATCATTTTTGAAATAATCTATCATTTCATCAACAGCTTCTTTAGTTATATCTCCTCTTTTAATAATTTTTAGATAGATTAATTTTAAAAATCCTTTGACTATGATTTTGACAAGCCGTTTATCTTCTTTTGGATTGATTAATTCCTTTATCTGAGTATTTATCATTTGCCCTCCTAGTTAAATAATATTGATTTTGGAAATATCTAATTCTATAAGCTTACTTACATTTTTTGTAGGTTCATTTGCTTTAGATAATTGCAACCTTCTTTCCTCTAACTTTTCTTTATCAGAAGAAATAAATTTTTTAGTATATGAACCATTTTCATAAATAAAATAATAAACTTTCATCAGCCCTCCTATTTAAAAATACAAAGGTAAATATTCATGATAAATTTAATAAAGTTCCTTTTGGTAGAGATAAAGCTGTCTCGATTTTGTTTATTATTTCATTATTTTTTCTTCTCACATGATGCCACATAAGTTGTCTTGATAAACCTATTTGAGTACATAAATCTTCTACTTTCTTGTTTTGTTTTATACACTCAATTTTTATAATTTGTGTTAGTGTTAAATTTTCCATAAAATAACCTCCTATTTCAATTTATAATTTTATTTCGTTTTGTAAATATTTCATAATGTAAATATAACATAAAAAATTCAATATGTAAATAGAAAAATTAAAAGTTGTTTTACATATGGAAATATAAAGGGTAAAATAGTTTTGAAAGGGGGGAATTATGACTGAAAATGTTAGTGTTGAAATAAAAGAAGAATTAAGAAAAAAACTTGGAGATTATATTGAAGAATTAAGAAATAAAAAAAATTATGGATTTAATCAGTTAGCTATGAAAAGTGGAGTTAATGTTAGAAGTTTGAATGAAATAATTAATGGTAAAGCTAAAAAAGTAAATCCATTCCACTTAAAAAAATTAGCAAAAGCTTTAAATGTAGATTATAAAGAATTTTATAAAATAGTTGGATACCTAGATGAAGATGAGAAAATAGTTCCTAATGCAGAAATAGCATTTAATTTTAAGAGAGTTCCAGTTTATGAAAATATTAGTGCAGGATATGGAGCTGCTGAAAGTGACATTTTAGATTATATTTCACTTCCAAATTACCAAGGAACATTTACAGGAGATATTTTTGCTGTTCAGGTACATGGTGACTCTATGGAAAATACTATAGAAGATAAATCTATTGTATTTATAAAAAAAGATACAGAAATTCAGAATAAGAAAATAGGGGCATTTATTGTTAATAATAATGCTTACTTGAAGAGGTATTTTGAAGATGAACATGGGGTATTTTTAAGAAGTGATAATAGGGAATATAGAGATATAGAAATAAAAGCTGGTGATGATTTCATTGTAGTTGGGAAATACATTGGATCATTCATAAGAGAAGAATAAAGGGGAACAAATAATAAACATGGGAAGAGAAATAAAATCAAATATAGCAACTGATTGTAAATTTAAAGATATTCCAATTTACAAAAGTATAAGTGCAGGCTATGGCTCTTATGAGAATGAAATTGAAAATTATATATCTGTTGTAAATTTTAATGATGTTTTTACTGGAGATGTATTTGGAGTGGTTGTAAAAGGAGATAGTATGGAAGATACTATTTTAGATGGAACTGTAGTCTTTATTAAAAAGTGTGATGATATTCCTTTTGGAAAGATAGGTGCATTTATGTTAAATGGATGTGCCTATTTAAAAAGACTTTGTGAGAAGGAAGGAGAAATGGTATTGAGAAGCGATAATAGTTATTATGATGACATTGAAATAAAAGCTTCAGATGACTTCACAATAGTTGGATTATACAAGGGAACTTTATCAATAGCAAAATAAGTATAATGTAAAAAAAATTAAAATCTCTTTATTAAAGGGAAAACAAAAATAATCTGGGAGGAAGTATGTTTAAATTATTAGGTGTTATTTCAATTTTAGTTTTTTTAGCTTCAATTGTTATGATGGTAGTTTTTTTAATTTTAAAAGTAGTAAAAAAAGATGTTAAATATAATAAAAATTTAAAGATTTCTTTATTAGTTTTAATTGGAAGTTTGGCAGTTACCATTTTTTGTTTGGTAATGGATGATAGTCCTTCAGATAAGGAAAAACCAATAACTTCAACTGAAAAAGAAGTAGTTAAAGAGAAAAAAATAGTTGAGAAGAAAATTGAAGAAAAAAAAGAAATTGTAAAAAAAGAAAAATATACATCAGAATTAAAAGCTGATATATCAAAAATAGTAGACAAAGATAAAGGAACAGTTTTTGTTACTATTAATGCTAATACTCCTGATGGAGCAATTTTTGAAACAACATTGCTTACTGGAAATTTAGATATATTAACTGATAATATTGTCATAAAAAATGGAGTAGGAAGACATTTATTTACAATTCCAAAAGAATGGGGGATTACTTATATTACAGGGATTTCTATGTTTAGATTTAATGCAGAAGATATAAAACAACCTGAAGAAGTAATAAAACTATATGGAGAGCATGGAGAAAAAATGAAAGGGTCTCTAGCTGTAGAAAATCATTTAAAAGGGTATAATGGAAGTTTAAAAATAGAGCCATTTGGATTTCCTAGTGCAGAAGCTGTTGAAAAAGAAAATGCTAAATTATTTAATGCTGCAATGAAAGAAATTATAAATATAGGTAATGGAATAATAATAAAAATAAACCATTCTGAAGAAAGCGGTGTAAAAATAGTTGATGTTGTTGTTGGTGATATTTGGTATCATTCAGAAAACTATGAGAAAGAAAGACTTGCTGAGCAAGTGGCTAATACAATAAAAAAAATATATGTTAATACTGGAAAATCTAAAGATGGAAAAGAAGTTATGGTTTACTTTATAGATAGTTATGGTAAAAGTTTAGCTAGTCCTAAAACTTTTGGTGGCTATAAGATAGAGAGATAAAGAGAGTAGTGATAATTATGAAAAAATTAATAGTATTATTTTTTATGATTTTTTCAATTATATGTATTGCGGGTCAAATAGTTTATATAACACCTAAAGGAAAAAAATATCATTCCACTAAAAGTTGTAAAACTTTAGTTAGAAGCAAACGAATTATAGAAATTGATATTTCTAAAGTTGGAGGAAGGCAACCTTGTAAAGTTTGCTATTAAAACATGATAAAGAGAAAAAAGGAGATGTATGTATGGCAAAATTAAAATATGATAACTATAATTTATATGAAAATTTTTTTAATAAAGAATTATATTCAAATGAAAAAGAAAGAATTAGTATAGAAGACACTTTAAAATTTGTTGGAATTTTTTTAGTGTATTGGAACCTTTTTGAAGATAAGTTTTTTGATAAAGGTTGTAATAAAAGCAAAATTGAAAAATTATTAACAAATCCAAGAAAGTTAAGAGAAATTTCAGTTAATGAGGGTGTAAAATCTACATTTAAATATTTTAAGGAAAGATATTGTGATTCTGATTTGTTTAAAAAATTAAATAATAATTTAGAGGTTGGAGCTGAAATAAAAAACATAAATGAAAAAGAAGAAGAAGAGCTTAGTGATATTGAAATTTTAGTATATTTAATTTATATAGTTTTTAGATTTAGATGTAATATGTTTCATGGAAATAAAAAGCCATATAATTTCTATAAATATAAAGAACCAATTGAAAAGTGTGTTAATTTATTACATTTTCTCTTAACTAAAGAAGATGTTTTTAATATACAAAAAGAGGAGTAAAAAATATAGGGGTGAAGTACGAAAAAGACTAAAATATTTCTTTTTATAATTTTTGTAACTATATGTATTGCAGGAGAAGTAGTTTATATAATATCTAAAGGGAAAAAATATCATTCCACTAAAAGTTGTAAAACTTTAGTTAGAAGCAAACAAATTATAGAAATCAATATTTCTAAAGTTGGAGGAAAGTAACTTTGTAAGATTTGTTACTAAAAAGAAGAATAAAAAATTAAAAATCAAGATTATTATTTTAATATAAGCAACTTAGTTTTTTGATGGAATAATTAAAGTAGAGCCAATGAGAATTTTGAAAGAAAAATTATTTAATTAAGGAAGGAGAAAAAATGAAATTTGAATCTATTACTATTAAAAATTTCAGAAATTTTGAAAATATCAAAATAGATTTGTCAAATAAAAATGTTTTTTTTGGAATGAATGATGTTGGAAAAACCAATTTTTTATATGCTTTACGTTTTATTTTTGATAAAAATACACGGAAGCAAAATTTATTGGATACAGATTTTTATAGAAAAAAAATTGAAACACCTATTGAAATCATAGTAACTATTAACATCAATGATACAGAAGATTCTGACAGCCAAAAATTACGAGCTCAATTAAAAGGAGGATTACTCAGTTCAAATGATAAAGTTTATATTAAATTATTGGCAGAATATGATGAATTAGAATCAATTGCAATTCCAATTTTATTTTGGGGTGGTGATTTAGAAAATCTTCAAGAAATGAAAAATAAAGGATTTTTTTATGAAATTGATCAGGTAGTAAATGTTATATATATAGATTCATATGTTGATTTATATTCATTATTTAAAAAAAATACTAAAAATTTAATTTTAAGTGATAATGATAGTGAAGATAAAACAATTTTTGAAAATATAGAGAATAATATACATGATTTAAATTCTAATATTTCTTCTTTATCAGGAATAAAAAATTTTGAAGATAAGATTAGTACTGAATATAAAAAATTTAAGAATGATAATATAACTATTTCTGTAAAATCTGAAATATCTATAAATGGGATATATTCTAATATTATTCCTTATATAAAAAAGAATGAAGATGAATTATTATATCCAACCTCAGGAGAAGGAAGAAAAAAATTATTAGCCTATTCTATATTTGACTTACTTTCAAAAGATGTCGAAGAAAGAAAAATAAATCTATTTTTAGTAGAAGAACCTGAAAATCATTTACATAGATCAATGCAAATTATGTTATCTCGTATTCTTTTTGTAGATAAAAGTTATAATTATTTATTTTTGACCACACATTCTTCGTTGGTTTTATCAGAGATGGATAATGTTAATCTTATTCGTATTTATAATAAAACAAAAGTTGATAGTTTAAGTGTGTTATATAGAGTACCTGATGATTTTAAAACACAGCGAAAAAAATTAAATCAAGGATTAAGTGAAGCTATTTTTTCAGATAAAGTTTTACTGGTAGAAGGACCTTCAGAAGAAATGTTATTTAATAAAATTTTATCTACAATAAATCCATTTTATGAAGCTGAAGGTGTTTATATATTACCTGTAAATGGAGTTGGCTTTAGAAAATATTTTCAAATTTTAGATAAATTAAAAATTAAAAATATAATTAAAACTGATAATGATCTTAAAAAAATATCTAAAAAAGAGCTTTATAGTGTACTTGGATTTCATAGAATAAATGGATATATTAAGAGAGATGAATATAAATTACCAACTAATCCAGTAAAAGAAAATACACCAAATACGAAACAACTTCTTTACGATAAAAATAAAGAATTACTCGATTTAATTCGTAAAAATTTTAAGATATTTCTTTCAAAATGTAGTTTAGAAGAAGATTTAGATGAAGTAATACATGATGAAATGGTAGAGTATTTATCTGAAGCTGAAGAAGGAAATGTCATTAAATATTTACAAGAAGCAAAAAAATATAATATGGTGAAATTAGTAGAAAAATTAACACCTGAAGATTGTAGAAAAATATATGAGCATTATAATTTTGCTTGTTTAAAAGAGTTGATGTTATGATATTGTCTGAAAATCAAGAAAAAATTATTCAAACTCAAGGAAATTTAATTGTATCTGCTAATGCTGGAACGGGAAAAACAACTACTATGGTTTCAAAAATAGTATTTGATATTCAAAATAATCATGATCATAAAGTTATTGCTGCAATTACATTTACTATAAAAGCTTCAAAAGATATAAAAAATAAATTAACAATTGATACAAGTAAACATTTTATAGGAACTATTAATAGCTTTGCTGTAGAAGAAGTAATTAAACCTTTTATGAAAGATGTTTATGGAATGGAATGGAATCTTGATATGAGTACAGATTACTCCGTTGAAGTAACAAGTTTTATAGAAGGAATTGAGAAGATAAAAAAAAAAAAAATTATTCCTTCATATAATGATAATAGGAAAAACTTTGTATTTCAACTTGCACTAGATATTATAAGGAGGTCTAAAGCTTGTTCTTTATATTTTCAAGCTAGATACTTTAAAATCTATATTGATGAATATCAGGATTGTGATAAAGATATGCATGATTTTTTTATGTATATTAATAAGAATTTAAAAATAGAGTTTTTTATTATTGGGGATGAAAAACAATCAATTTATATTTGGCGTGGAGCTCATCCAGAATCTTTTTTAGAGATTTTAAAAAATCCAGATTTTAAACGAGAAAATTTAATTGATAATCACCGTTCTTGCTTACAAATACAAAATTATTCTAATTTACTTTTTGAAAATACTAGAGAATTTTATAAAGAAAATTTAGATTTAAATTCTATTTTTTTTATAAATACTTCATCTAGAGATTGTTATGAAGAGAGTATAAAATATTTAGATCTGACTAAAAAAATAGCTTTACTACGATATAGAAAAGAAGATGCCAGAAAAGGAGCAGAACTTTTGAGTAACATAGGAGTAAAGTTTCAGTATATTCCTCAAATTCCAATAGCTTCTATTACAACAAATAGTTCTTGGTTATATAATGCAATTGCTAGTTTTTTTATTAAAGATAAATATTCAATATTTGATTTTTTAAATGAAATGCCAGAAAATTTTGATAATAATAAGGTCAAAAAGTATATAAGTTTAGGTTTAAATAAAATTGAAGAACATTTATGTAATAATGATTTAGATGATTTTATAAATGAAATAGAAAATTTTATTGAATATTTTGGCTATACAACTAAAACTTCAGAAATAGAAAAACTATATGATACCATTAAAATAGAAGAAAATCACAGTGCTTTTAATATTGAATCTTATAATAATATTGCTGCTACTTTTCATTCAACAAAAGGTTTAGAGTTTAATCAAGTTATTGTTTTTGCAGATGATTATCCTTTAAATAGTAGAGATTCTATTTACAATCACTATGTAGCTGTTACAAGAGCAGAACTTAAATTAATTGTTATATGTACAAATAGTCATTATTCTAATTATTTTCTTGATAATCTTAGTGATATGTTATCTGAAGCAAAACAAAAACTTGAAAATGTAGTAACAATTATATAAATTTAAAATTGAGGAGGTAACATTATGGGAACATCAAGTAGAAAAGGGACAAGTAAAACTTTAAAAAAGATTTTGAACAATTATATAGATACTTCTACAAAAACATTTAAACCAGGTCAAGAAGAAGCAGCTTGCAAAGAATTTACTCGAAAATATTTAACTCAGACAAGAAGTTCAAAAGGATATTTCAATCCTGAAAAAATGTCTGGGATGCTTCAAGTAGGTTTTGGAGGCTTAAAAAAGTTTTGTGAAAAATTTGAAACTATAGATTTTTCTTCTGAAGAAGATTTGAAAGAAGAAATAAGAGACTTTATTGAAGATAATGATGAGTTATTGACAGAAGATGATGAGTTACAAAGAAATGCATATATTGCAGCAATGACTAAAGCTATAATGGCTTCTGAAGATAGAGATAGAGTTTTTGTAGAAAATATAATTATAAATGTTGTTAAATTGGGTGTAATTTCTGAATTTCAAGAAAGTATTGTTGAATTAACAAATACTCCAATATCATTTGATAGGTTGAAAGAAGAAATTGAAAGTTCTGTTAAAGATTACTTGAAAGATTCAATGGAAGAAATTTATGAGAAAACATTAGCAGGAGATTGGAAAGAAATAGCTAAAATTATAGAAAATATAAAGAGAAAATTAAAAAAGGTTGAGGAAGATGTATAAAAAATTTAGAGAAAAGTATAATAGTATTCCAAGTCAATATTTTTTTAAAGAAAGAGAAATTCAGAATTCTTTTATCAGTGATTTATTTAATACTTTATTTTTAATTTATTATTATGATATTTCAGAAAAAAGAATACCTAAGACTGCTAATATAGTAAATATTGAGGTGGATAACTTATCTACATTTCAAAATTTAAAAGTAAGGATTGAAAAACTAACAAATTTTATGTCTGATGAAAAATGGAATATAAATTTTATAGAAAAAGAAAAACAAGAAATTATAACTAATAAAAAGCTTTTTTCTACTCCAGAAAATAAATTTGAAGTAATTAGTTTGTTATCTGGTGGCTTAGATTCTTTTACTGGAATTTTTTATAATAAAGATAAAAAAACTAAATTTGTTGGTTATAGAATAAATGATTTAGAAAGCAAAAGCCAAAAACAATTAAAAGAATTTATCAAAACTCAAGACAATGGTTCTGAATTTATTTTATATGAATTGAAAAATCCTGAAAAAAAAGAAATTTATACTCAAAGAACTCGTTCATTATTTTTCTTTGGTTTAGGAATTGTTGAGGCTTATTTTTCTGACTTAAAAAAAGTTAATATATATGAAAATGGAATTATGTCTTTAAATATACCAGTAAATCATACAAGAATAACAACTAAGACAACTCATCCTAAAACATTATTTCTATTAAATTCAATTTTAGAAGCTTTGAATATAGATATAAAAATTGAAAATACTTGTATTAATAAAACAAAAGCTGAAATGGTAGCGGATTTAACTCCAGAATATATTGAACAAATAAAAGATACCATGACTTGTGGCGTTAGTAGAACAAATCCAAAATATCAAAATGATAAATATAATCATTGTGGGGCGTGTATTCCATGTTTGTTAAGAAAAATAACAATAGTTGCTAATGATTTAGAAGAAAAGGAAAATCAAAAAAAACCATATCAAATACCATACAACCAGTCTATATATTCTTCAAATGAAAATTTAAGAAAAAATTTCTTGTTCAAAGAATATAAATCTGGTATAATCTATTTCATTGAGTTAAAAAATGCTATCCTAAATGGTGAAATTGAAAATTATTTAAGCAATGCACCTCGTAAATATTACCCAGATGAAAAGAGTTATAAAGAAAGAAAGAAAATGTTATTAAAATTTGCTATAGAAGTTGAGTATTTTTTTCAAAGATACCCTGAAATCTTAAAAAAGGAGGAATAAAATGAAATATGCTGATTTTCATGTTCATATTGATCATTATGATAATCCACGAGAAATTTTGGACTATTGTGAAGAAAATCAGATATTAACATTATTTGTTACAAATCTTCCAGAAATTTTTGAGAAGCATAAGAATTATTTTCGAAGATATAAAAATATGAGGTTAGCTTTAGGATATCACCCTGATTTAATTTCATATAAGGAATTCCAATTTAATGAACAGTTATTTACAAGTCAGCTTTTAATGACTAAATATATTGGTGAAGTTGGGTTAGACTTTTCAAAACATAATTTGGCATATAAAGAAGAACAAATTAGAGTATTTCAAAAGATAGTAATTTTAGGTAGTATGATGGATAAAATTTTTACTATTCATTCAAGAAAAGCCGAAAGAGAAACGTTTGAAATTTTAAAGAAGTTTTCTGTAAAAAAAGCAATTTTTCATTGGTATACAGGACCTTTAAAATTAATTTCAGAAATTTTAGATAGTGGATACTATTTTTCAGTAAACATTGGAATGTTAAAATCTGCTAATGGACAGAAAATTTTACAAAAACTTCCATTAAATAGAATTATCATAGAAAGTGATGGCCCTTTCACTAAATATAAGAGTAAAGTATATACATCAAAAGAAATTGGAAAAATATATGAGGAATTTGAGAATTTTTATCAAGTAACAGATTTAAAATCTATTGTTTATAATAATATAAAAGAGTTACTAACTGAATAAATTACAAAAGCTTTTCAATATTTTATTTATTTAAAATAAATTTTCAGAACCCTGAGAGAGGGGTTCTTTTTTATTAGAAAAATAATAATTTTTAAAGTTTTTTCAAGAAATAAAAAAAAGTGTACCAAATTTGGTACAACCCCTCTTGAAATTTATTTTTTTTTATGATAGTATCAAAATAAGATAAAACCAAGAGGGTGATTTTTAAAAATGAGATCAGAAATATATTGTAGTTGTGGAAAGTTTTTATATTTTATAAAAAATGGCTGGGTTACTTCTTCTAGAGGTACAAAAGTTACAAGTAATGGAGAAACATTTAAATTAAGATGCAGTTGTGGAGAAACTACAGAATTTAAGATAAAATAATATTTAATTTAATTAACAATTGAATGTAAGGCAAGGCTTTAGCAACAGAGAGTCGGGGTAATGGTAACATTATCACGGCTCTTTTATTTTTTGGAAAAAAGGTGATTGAAATGGGAGCAGGAATAAATACAGATCCAGCATGGAAATACATTATAAGAGTAATAGAGAAAACTAGCATTATAAATGGTGAAGAATGCTTAATGCTGGTAGATAAAAGACTATGTACATGTAAAAAAGAACTGGATAGGAATTTAAAAATTTTAAAAGAAGTATATCCTAATCATTCTTTACAAATAAAAGAGAGAAAAAACAACAAATGGCAGGTTATTGAGTATTCAGCATAGGAGGGGAAATGAAAAGAGTAATTATTTTAGCAGGACATAATTTTGAAAAAAGTGGATGTAGTACTCAAATGGAAGATGGGAGAACTATTACAGAATTTGATCTTACTACAGAATTAGTAGCAAGAGTATTTAAAGAAGAAAGATTAATTAATCTTGATACTGTTATAAAAGCAAGAAATGATTTTGCTGATTTAGTAAAAGAGGTAAATGAAATTCCTGCCAATTATTTAATCAGTTGTCATTTCAATGCTTATGATGGAGAAATACAAGGTACAGAAGTTCTTTATGCTCATACAAGTTCAAAAGGAGAAAAATTAGCTGAAAAAGCTCAGGCTATTCTAGTAAAAAATCTTGGTCTTAATGATAGAGGAATAAAAGGGGTATCTCCATCTGAAAGAGGTGGAAGTATATTAAATAAAACAAAACCTACTGCAATATTGATAGAACCTTTTTTTCTTGATGAAATACATTCATATGAGAAACTGAATGCTTTGATGGATAAGACTGTAGAATCAATTTTGGAGATATTGTTATATATTGCAAATCAATAAAAATTTGGATGAACTGATAAGGTTCGGGATAGGGGAGGTATAAGCTTGTTTATCAATAAAGAATATAAAGATTTTGAAAAAATGATAAAAGAAGCAGAAAAAAATGAAATTAAAATGATAGTATCTGGAAGTAATGAAGAAATAGAGATTCTTCCATATAATTATGAATACAGATTGGGAGAATTTAGATTAAAGATTATAACACCTAAAAATATAGATAAACTCTATAAAAGTATTCATAAAAAATTACAATTAGTATCTAATAAAGAAATTTCTTTAAAAAAGCAATTAGAAGACAGATATAACATTGTAATAGAAGAAAATTTTGAAGATGAAAAGGAGCAGGAAAATATGAATGTTAAGTGAAAATAAAATATTTCGAATAGGAATAGATAAGATTTCTCTTTATAATTTTTCAATTATAACAGAAAAAAAATTTAAGAGATTAACTGATTACAAAGAAAATTCATTGAAGGAAAAAACTATTATAACAGATGAACTTTTTTCTATAGTAAATTCTTATACTGTATATCAAGGAGAAAAAGGAGTAGAAGAAAGCTTTTTTAATAGAATTACTTTTAATCCAAATAAAATTTTAACTGGTGATAACATATGCAATTCAACAACTTTAGATTTAAAAGAGGCAATAGAAAAATTGACATTGATGTTAAAAGAAAAAGAAATTTATATAGACTTTTCAGATTCAAGGATCGCAGATATAGAAATTAATTTAAATGTTCCAGTTGATTTTAATGAATATTCAGAGGTATTTATGCTTTTTTTTAAACAAATAAATTTTTCTAAAGCTATAAGTGCTATTACAGATTCTGAGAGAGTTAAAAATTTCAAAATAGATGAAAGTTTTTTTACAAGAATAAATAAAAGTGTTACTTTTAAAGTTTATTCTAAAGATAGAGAAAAGAATCTAAATACAAGTATAAGTCGGTTAGAATACTTTTTTGAGACATCCTCTTATAAATATATAAGTGAAAAATTTGGAAAAGATAATTCATTGGCAACTCTACTCAAAAATAACGATTTAATAGAGCTAATTTTTAGAGAGAGATTAAAAAAAGACTTTATAAAAAAGGCTTTCAACTATATTGAAAATAGAATAAAGCCAGTTTTAGAAAAAGAATATTTAGCCTTTAAAAAAGCAAATATATTAGCAAGATCCACTGGAAGAAAAGAGGAAAGAAATATTTATAGATATTTGGAGGAGTTCTGGATATTTGACTATTCTTTCTTAATAGACATAATAGGAAAATATGATAGCAAGCATAAAGGAAGAGAAACAAAGAAGATTTTAGAAAAATATATCCAGCATAATAATTTAAGAAAATTGAATTACTTGCTGGAATTAATTTTTCCCCACTAATCCAATTAGAGGGGAAGATACATATTTGCTATAACCCCTATTTAAAAAGGCTTAGGAAAGGAAAATAAAAAGAATATTTATCTTGCTTTTCTTTAAATTAAACTATGTTAAAAAAATATGACATGGAATATTACTTTACTGTTACAAAAGGAAGGAGCATGGCAAAGAAAACTACTACTACTAATTTAAAAAAAGAAATTAGAAAAAGATATGAATATGGAGAAGGCTTGATAGACCTTGCTATAGAGTTTAAAGTCAACTATGGTACATTAAGAAACCTAGCTTCTCATGAAAAATGGGAGAAGGGTATAGTAAGAGATATTGTAAGAGCAAAGGAAATATTTGAAGCAGCTGATAAGACCTTGAAGGAAAGAGAAGCTATCAAAGAAGAATACAAGCTTCTTACTAAAGATTTAAGGAACTATGCAATAGATAAAGCTACAGGAAGGAAAGTACTATCAGGAGATAAGTACACTTCTCCAGTTAGCAAGTCTACAGAAGAGGCTTTTCTTAAAAGAGTAACAGCGATAGATGTTCTATATAAGTTGGATAAAGATCTACATTCAATTTATAGTGATAAGGAACTCCTTGAGATGAAACAGGAAACAGCTAAATATGAAAAGCTAAAGAAAGAGTTAGATGAGAAGCAACATGCTAAGTTACTAGATTAAGGTACTGTAAAAAGTTTTGGCGATTTGAGGAGCTGGCGAGTTCGAAAGTCGCTGATTCTAGAATTTTTTTTGGTTCTGCCAAAATTTTTTGAGTAAATAAGGAGGGTAAAAATGCCTGAAGTTATTGCTACTGAAAGTAGAATGGCTAAGACATTCAAGATGTCTGAAAGAAGTGTTAGAGATAAATTTAAAGAAGTGAGGATTTCTCCAGGACAATATGATTTTATTGCTGCTGTAGAAATGTTTGTAGACAGTTCTTCTGGAAAGGACGAATCTCTTGAACTTAAAAGAGTGGAAAAAGAAACTAAAGAATTAAAACTTGGAATAATGAGAGAAGAATATCATCATAAAGATGATATTAAACTTTTAGTTTCTGATATGCTTGCAAGGTTTAAAGCTAAGCTTACAGCAATTCCTACAAAAGCTAGTATGAAATTGTTAAATATTGATAATAGAAGAGAAATAGAAACCATTCTAAAAGAAATATTGAATGAAGCTTTAAATGAGCTATCAGAATACAACAAATTAAAAATGGAGGAAATAGATGGAGATGGAGCAGAAAACAATTGATTTATTTAAAGAAATATTGAAAATTTTAAAACCTGCTCCTGATTTGACTATTGGAGAATGGGCGGATAGATATAGAATTTTATCTAAAGAAAGTTCAGCAGAATCAGGAAAATGGTCAACGGCTAGAACTCCATATATGAAAGAAATCTTTAATTGTATTACAGACAGTCATACAGAATCTGTTACTATAAAAAGTTCCAGTCAAGTAGGAAAAACAGAGATGCTATTAAATATTCTTGGAAGATATATGCATCTTGATCCTTGTTCAATATTATTTGTTCAGCCAACTGTAGATGATGCCAAAGCTTTTAGTAAGGAAAGAGTAGAACCAATGATAAGGGATACAAAAGTTCTTAAAGAATTAGTAAAAAAAGCAAATAAAAAAGCAGATGGAACAGTACAGGGGAAAATGTTTCCAGGAGGATATGTAAGATTTGTTGGTGCTAACTCGCCATCAGGACTTGCATCAAGACCTATACGTATAACTCTTCTTGATGAGGTAGATAGATTTCCTCAATCAGCAGGACAAGAGGGAGATCCAGTACAATTAGCAGAAAGAAGAACTACAACATTTTTTAATAGGAAAATATTAAGAGTTTCTACCCCCACTGATGATACTACTTCAAAAATTCAAAAATTGTATTTACAGGGTTCTCAAGAAGAATGGTGTTTACCTTGTCCTCATTGTGGAGAATATCAAGCTCCAAGATGGGAGGATATAAAAGAAGATGAAGGGATTATCAAATTAGAATGCCATCATTGTAGTATTTTAGGAACAGAAGAAGAATGGAAAAAAGATAATCAAGTTAAAGGAAAATGGATTGCAAAGTTTCCAAAGGAGAAGAAAAATAGAAGCTTTCATCTAAATGCATTAACATCACCTTGGCGAACTTGGAAAGAAATTCATGAGGAATATCTTCAGGTTAAAGATGATGAGCTTCGGATGCGAGCTTTTATAAATACTGTTCTTGGAGAAACATTTATTCTTCATCTTGATGAACAGCTCGATTATGAAGCTATATTTGAAAGAAGAGAAGACTATGGAGCAGAGTTGCATGATAATATAAGATTTTTAACTGCTGGAGTAGATGTACAAGACAATAGACTTGAACTAATGGTTGTAGGATGGGGATATCAGTATGAAAGCTATGTAGTAGCTTATAGAGATTTTCCTGGTTCACCTGGAAAAGAAGATGTATGGTTGCAGTTGGATGCATATTTGAAAAGAAAATTTTCTTTTAAAAATAAAAAAAATTTATCTATAGCCTGTACTCTCATAGATTCTGGAGGACACCATACTGGAAATGTTTATAAATATGTGTATGGAAAAGCAAAGAGAAATATATTTGCAATTAAAGGTCAGGGTGGCTTTGGAATAAATATTCTCAATGGTTTCAGAAAAACTACTAAAAAAGGAGTTCCAAGTATAAACTTACTAAGTCTAGGAGTTAATGCTTTAAAAGATTTGGTTTATTCCAGATTAACTATTTTAGAAGGAGCAGGAACTTGTCATTTTCCAACAGATTCTACAAAAGGTTGTGGAATAGATTTCTTTAAAGGTCTTACAGCAGAAGTAAAAGTAAAGAAGATGACTTCAAAAGGAGAGAAAATTGAATGGGAAGTTCTTCCAGATAGGAGAAATGAACCATTGGATTTGATGAACTATGCTACAGCAGGAATAGAATTACTTCCAGTTGATTTGTATGATTTGAAATTTAAACCAAAAGGAGGTAAATAATGGTATTCACAAAAGAAATGTGTGAAAAACACTTGAATATCTGGTTGGAAGCTGATTTAAAAGTAGCTCAAGGGCAAAGCTATACAATAGGAGTAAGAACTTTAACTAGAGCTAATATTAGTGAAATAGCTAGAAATATTGAACTTTGGGCAGAAAGATTAGAAAGAGTTCAAGGAAAACATGGACCTAAAATTATAAAATTCATCCCAAGGTAAAGGAGGGAGTTATGTGTCAGATATAACATTGAAGGAAGAAAATAATCAGCTTATCAGAGACAAACCCAAAAATAAAGAATCTAAAATTATGATGAATATAGGATATTCAAATAAAGATGATGAAACATTATCAAGATGGTTGACTTCACCAGAGAGTCCAGACAATGACATCTTATATGATCTAGAAGATTTAAGAGGAAAATCAAGAAATCTTTTTATGAATAATGAGCTGGCAGGTGCAGCTTTAAAAAAGATGAAAACAAAGGTAGTAGGAATAGGCTTACAGCCTAAACCTACTATAAACTATAAGATAGCTGGAATTGATAAAGAAAAAGCTAAAGAATATGAAAAATTGATAAAAGCAAAATTTAATGCTTGGGCTTCTTCAAGTAATGCTGATTATAACAGAATGCATGATTTTTATACCATGCAAGCGTTGGTTCAGCTTAGTTGGATAATGAATGGAGATGCTTTTGTAATCCCTAAGAGAAAGCAAAGAAAGGGAGTGAAGATAGATTTGTGTCTTCAAATGATTGAAGCTGATAGAGTTTTGAATCCTCATTATAGCTATAATAATTTAATTAGAGGAGGAGTAGAATTTTCACCAGATGGGGATTTACTTAATTATTATATAGCAGATAAGCATCCAGGGGATGTTTATTCTAAAATAGATAAATATCCTGTATTTAATAGCTTGGGAAGAAGAAATATTTTACATATTTTTGAACCAGATAGAATAGGACAGAGGCGAGGAGTTCCAATATTAGCAGGATTGATCTTCCCTATTAAACAATTAGGGCGGTATAAAAATGCAGAAATAGTAGCAGCTGTGATTAATGCTTCCTTAGGATTTATTGTAGAAACTAAAGATAGTGAAGGATTCGTAAATAAAAACGGGTTTGGGAATGCTGATGAAGATGATACATCAGGGAAAAGAACTGAAAAAATTTCTCTTGAACATGGAAGCGGAATAATAGCAGAAGAAGGAGAAACAATAAAAGAATTTACAACATCAAGACCTAATAAAAATTTTAAAGACTTTGTAGATGCTTTATATGAAGAAATAGGGGCTCAAATGGAAATACCTCATGAAGTACTCATGTCATCATTTAAAGCTTCATATTCGGCAGCTAAGGCTTCTCTTGAAGAAGCACATCAGAGGTTTTCTGTTTGTAGAAAACTTCTAGAAAGAACATTATGTCAGCCGATTTATGAGGAATTTATACTGGAATTGATAAAAAATGGAGAAATAGATTGTCCAAAATTTTTTGAAGATGAAGCGGTAAGATATGCTTTTAGTAGAGCAATATGGGTAGGAAATGGGAAATCCTCTCTTGATCCTCTTAAAGAGGCTAATGCAAGCCAGAGACAATTAGAAAACTATACAGTCACAAGGGGAATAATTGCAGCTGAAGCAGGGTATGATTTTGATGATTTATTAGAAGCTAGAGCAGATGAAGAGATAAAGATAGCAGAACTTAAAAAGAAAATAAAAAATATAGAAGGAGGTGATTCTAATGAAAACATTCTTTGATGTAAAAAATATTTCACAAACAGAAGGACAAATTTGTATATATGGAGATATTACTAAATATGCTTGGGAAGAATATGGAGAAACAAGTTCAATAGTATTTTCAAGACAGGTAGCACAATTGAAAGATGTACAAAATATAGCTTTAAAAATTAATTCCCCTGGTGGGGATATATTCGAAGCTCTAGCTATTTATAATGAAATAAAAAGATTATCAGAAAGTAAAAATATAACTGCATATATTGATGGAGTTGCTGGTTCAGCAGCATCTTTATTAGTCTTAGCAGCTAATAAAGCAGTTATAGGGAAAGGTTGTTACTATATGATTCATAATCCATTGCTAAGAATGGGATATTCAAATGTTCAAGATATGCAAGAAGCTATCGAATTTTTAAATAAGACTAAAGAAAATCTCTTAGATATTTATATAAGTAAAACTAATCTAAGCAGAGAAGAAATAGCGAATAAAATGGATTCTACTACATGGTTCAATGCTGATGAAGCTTTAGCGGCGGGATTTGTAGATGAAATAGCATCATATGAGTTTGAGGCTGTAAATTCTTCTATGATAGAAAGTTGCAAGGATTTAAAAATTCCTCAAATAGTTATTGATGCAATTAATAAAACTAAAGAAAAGAAGGAGAATAAAATGACACTGGCAGAATTAAAAAATAAATGCCCTGAAGTAATTCAGGAACTTAGAAATGAAATTATTAATGAAATTCAACAAAATGGAGAAATTACTAAAGTTATTGAAAATAGAATACTAGAAGAAAGAAACAGAATAAAGAACTTAGATTCAATAGTGGTATTCAATGAGGAACAGAAAAAAGTAGTAGATAAGGCTAAATTTGAAGAACCTAGAGACCATAAAGATATTATAGTTGAATTCTATAATTCAAATGCAGCTAAAGCAAAAGCTGAAATAGGACAAGTAGAAACAGAAAAAAAAGAAGCTGGAATTTATAATATAGTATCAAATACAGTTATAGGCAGTTCTCAAGAACAGTTGGAAAATAGTGTAGTAAATGCAGCATTGGAAGAATTAAAAAAAGGAGGAATGAGTAATGTCAAATAATGTAACTTTTGAACATGTAGAAAAACAGATTTTTACTGGAACATATCCAATAGTTCCAACAACACTTTCAGTAAAAAGTACTATAACTGAAGGAGATATCATTGGAGTTAGTACATCAGGAGAATATGGAAAATTTGATGAGGCTACTTATACTATTCCATATGCAATAGCCTATGGCTCAGCAACATATGTAGATACAGCTATTCCATGTAATTGTATTTTAACTGGAGAAGTAGTAGAAAGTTTTGTAAAATTACCAACTGATACAGCTAAAAAGTTAAGTCTTGTACAAGAATTAAGAAAAATTGGATTATTTATTAGATAAGAGGAGGAACAAATGGAATTTGATTTATATACACCCAAAACAATAAAAGAAATAAGAAAGATTACTGCATTAAAAAGAAATTTTTTAACAGAGTTATTTTTCTCAAATGAAGATACAGTTGGAACAGAAGAGGTAATGCTTGAATATACTAAATCAGGAGAATATACAGCTCCTTTTATTACTCCTCTGGAAAGTGGAAGACCTGTTGGAGATAAAAAAACAAAAACAAATATTATCAAAGCTCCAAGTATTGCACCTGAAAGAACTCTAGAACCAAAAGATTATTTTGTTCGTGATGCTGGAATGGCGATAACTGGTGGATATAATCCAGCACAAAGAATAGGAAAAAGAATAACTGAAATTCTAACTGAACAAGAGATTTTTATTACAAATAAGGAAGAATTGATGGTTAGCCAGTTTTTAACTACTGGAAAGGTAACATCAGCAACAGGAGAAGCAGAATATGAAATAGAATATGGATTAGAAAATTTTTCAACATTACCTTCAGATGAGGAATGGGGAAAGACTGGAGTAGACCCATTTGTTTCTCTGGATAAAATAATTGCTAAAGCTGAAGAAACAGGAATATTAGTAGAAAATTTAGTATTAGGAACTCTGGCAGCTGAAAAATTACTGAATAGTGAAGCAACAAAACTTCATTTAAGTAAAGATTTACAATCTGACTTTGTTAAAGAAGTAACAAGAAAACATCCTGGTGTGATTTGGCTAGGAACATATAAAACATATGGAGTGGATTTATTCAGATACAGCAGAAAAATTCTTTCTCCTGATGGAAAAACTAAAATTCAGTTAATGCCAGAAAATCAAATTATAGGTGGACCTAAAGGAGGAACAAGACTATATGCTCCTGTAATCTTCATGGGAAAAGGAGATATTCATCAAACAAAAAGATATTCAAATGTAGTTACACCAACTGAAAAAACTAAAAAAATAACTACAGAATCAAGACCAGTGTTGCAGCCATGTGATCTTGATGGCTATTTTGCAGTTACTGTATGTCAAAAATAGAATTTCGGAAATTACGAAATAGGAGGAAAAATGGAAGTAACATTTTTAAGAAACTATAAAGAATTTATAAAGGGAGAAACAGCTGAAATCAATGATACAGAAGAACTTTCTTATTTAGTGAATACAGGAACTATTGCTGATATAACTGAGGAAAAAGAAGAAGAAATTGAACCTGTTCTTCCAGAGAGTGAAGAAATAGAAGAAGAAATTGAACCTGTTCTTCCAGAGAGTGAAGAAATAGAAGAAGAAATTGAACCTGTTCTTCCAGAGAGTGAAGAAATAGAAGAAGAAATTCAATCTGTTCTTGTAGAAAGTAAAGAAAAAGAAGAGGAAGGAACTACTGAAGTTAAGCCTAAAAGCAAAAAAGGAAAGAAGTAAGATGTCTCAGTTCAAAGATATGCTAAAAGAAGATTTGGAAATCTTCATAAATATTGAAGAAATGGGAGAAAGAGTAACTATAAATGAAAAGGATTATCAGGGTGTTCTAGAACACCCTAATAATGAATTTACAGGAGAGTATGAAGGTGTAACTGAAGCTATTGCCTTGATTGTCTATTTGCAAGAGCAGGAAGAATTTAAAAAATTTAAAACTGGAAAAGCAATAGAAATAAACAATTCCACATATATTATAAATAACACATATGTAGAAGAAGGATTAAGAATTGTTAAATTAACAGAAAATAGAGGATATTGATATGGAGAATAATTTTATAGAACTTAAAAATTTAGATAAAGCTAAAAAGTTATTATCTGGAATACCAAATGGAGTAGAAAGAGCTGCTTCATCTGCAATCAATAGATCTATTGTAACATTAAAAAAAGATCTGAAGAAAAAAGTTACAACAGAATATAATATTAAATCAACTGAAATTGAAAAAAGCCTAAATAGTAAAAAAGCAACTTTTAGTGATTTAACAGGAACTATTTATTCAAAGTCTCCAACTTTATCTTTGTATAAATTTTTTGTTTCTCAAAATTCAGGGATATATGTAAAAGTAAAAAAAACAGAAGGAAAGAAATTAGTTGTAGGAAAGCCTGGGAGAAGAGGAAAACCTTTTATATCTGGAATGAGAAATGGGCATATAGGAATTTTTCAGCGTAAATATAAAAATAATTATCCAATAAAAGAGCATAGGACATTGAGTATTCCCCAAATGCTTGGAACAGAAAGTATAATGGAATATATAGCAAAAAATGGACAAGCTGAAAAGTTAATTGAAGAGAGAATAGAAAAGGAAATAGATAGAATTTTAAAGGGGTATTTATGAAAAAAATATTTGAATTAGAACAAGAAATTAAAAGAAAAATTCAAGAAAGTATTTTTGGATTAAAACTAAAAACAGTAGAAAAGGGTATAAAAAAAGAACCTAATATAATAATTGGGAATATTCCACCAGAAAAAATTGAAGAATTAATACCAGCTATAACTATAAGAACTCCAAATGGAAAAAATACACTATCAGATAAAAAATTAAACTTGAATATTAATATTGGAATTTTTGAAAAAGACTCAGAAGAAGCTTATAAAAGTATATATGATCTTTTAGATAAAATATCAAAAAAAATAATTTCTTCAGGAATTTTATTAGAAGAATTTGAAATTCTCCCAGAATATGAATGGGAATTGGCTGAAGAACAACCATATCCATATTGGATGGGAAAGCTATCTTTTAATATTTTAATGAAAGAAGATTATAGAACAGATATAGATGATTGGATTTCTGGGAAATAAGGAGAGAGAATAATGGCAGGAAAAAAAGAAAAAATAGAAGAAAAAAATAAGATTGAAAGATTGGAAAAGAAAATGTATCTTGGACCTAAATTAAAAGAATATGGTCTTATGCCTGGACAAATATTTGAAGGAGAGCATGAAGTTATAAAAGAAGCTATTAAAAAATATCAGGGATTAGGAGAATTGTTTATAAAAATTGATAAAGAATTTTCTAAAAATAAAGAAAATATAAATAAGAATGGAACAAAGGAAAATTTTATTTTAAAAAATATAATGAAACAGCTAGGAGGTAAATAATGAGTGGATTTAATCATGGAATAGGAACAGTTGAAAGCCCTACATCCATAATAGCAATAAAAGTAGATGGAATAACTCCTTGCTATGTAGGAACTGCTCCTATAAATTTAAGTGAAGAAAAGAACGTAAATAAGCCTGTTCTATGTAATACTTATGCTGAAGCAGTTCAAGCTTTTGGATACGTAAAAGATTTTGAGAATTTTACTCTTTGTGAAGCAATAGATGCACATTTTTCCAAATTTGGAGTAGGACCTATTGTATTAATAAATGTATTAGATCCCTCTATCCACAAAGCAACTATTGAAGAAGCAGCAGTTCCAATAGGAGAAAATAAAACAATAATAATAAAAAAAATAGGAATATTAAAAGAAACTATTAAATTAGAACCAGAATTAGATCATATTAGTGAATTTGATAATGATGGTTTTTTAAATATTATAATTACAACTACTGAAGGGATTCCAGAGGGAAATAACATAAAGGTTAGTTATGATTACTTAGATGCTACTCTAGTAGAGACAGATGATATTATAGGTGGAATAGATCAGAAAACAGGAAAAAATAAAGGATTAGAATGTATAGAAGACGTATTTCCAATAACTAGATTAGTTCCTAGTTTAATTTTAGCCCCTAAATTTTCAACAGACACTGTTGTAGCTGCTGTTATGGAAACAAAAGCTTCTTTAATTAATGGACATTTTAAAGCAGTAGCACTAGTAGATATAGATACCAAAAAAGTAAAAAAATATACGGATGTTCCTCAAACAAAGGAATTAAATAACATAAATTCAACATATTTAGATGTAAGTTATCCAAAGGTAGCATTGGGAGATCTTCAATATCATCTATCTACTCAAAGAGCTTGTATAATTCAAAATATGGCATCAGAAAGTGAAGGAATACCTTATCAATCACCTTCAAACTCTAATATCAAATGTGATAGAACCTGCCTTGCAGATGGAACAGATGTGTTACTTGCTATAAATCAAGCAAATTATCTTAATGGAAATGGAATTACTACTGCAATTAACTGGATTGGTGGTTGGAGAATTTGGGGAAACAGAACAAGTTGCTATCCTGCAAATACAGATGCTAAAGATGCTTTTTTAGCTGCTAGACTAATGTTCAATTTTTTAAATAATACTATTATAACTAATTTCTGGAATAAAGTAGATAAGCCAACTAATACAACATTAATAAAGACTGTAAAAGATAGTATAAATATTTGGTTAAATGGTTTACAAGCTGCTGGAATGATTATAGGGGCAAGGATAGAGTTTAGACCAGCTGATAATCCACTTACTTCATTATTAGATGGAAAAGTTAAGTTTAAAATCTATTTTTCACCAGCTTTACCTATGGAATATGCACTTTTTGACTGTGAAATTGATACTAATTACTATAGTAATTTATTTGCAGCATAAAAAATAAGGAGGAAAAAATGGCAGCAGGAATTATACCAGAAAAATTAATAAATTATAATTTATTTGTTGATGGATCTAGATCGGAATCAGCTATAGTTGATGTAGATTTACCAGATGTACAATTTATGAGTGAAAATATAACTGGAGCAGGAATAGCTGGGGAAATAGAATCACCAACATTAGGTCATACAAGTCCATTGAATATGACCTTAAATATAAGAACTCTTATAGATGAAGATTTTAAATATTTGGAACCTAGAGCATATTCTCTTGAAATAAAAGCAGGAATGCAGTCTTATAATCAATCAGAAGGAAAAATTCAAGTAAAAAAATTAAGTGTAATGGTTAAAGGAACTCCTAAAGGATTTTCTTTAGGAAAGGCTTCAGTAGGGAAGCCTACTGATTCTAAAAGAGAATTTGCTGTAACATATTTAAAAGTTGAGTATGAAGGAAAAGAAGTTTTAGAAATTGATAAAACAAATATGATTTTTAAAGTAAATGGAACAGACTTTTTAGTAGATTTAAGAGCAGCAATGGGAATGTAGGAGGAAAAATGAAATTATTAAAACCGTTAGCTATAGAGAGATTTGGAAAAGAAAAAGAAACAATAACAGAGATAGAAATAAAAAAAGAAAAATTTACTGCTGGAGTTATATTAAAAGCTGAGCATAATTTTTTAATTAATGGAGGAACATATCCTGTTGGAGAAATGGAAGGATCAAGATCTTTTTTGACATATGTACTAGCAGAAATGGAAGATTTGAGATATGAAGAGTTAGAAAAGTTAGCAGGGATTGATTTAATAAAATTAACTGATGAGATTAAGGGTTTTTTCGGAACTTCGGCTTTGGAAAAGTTAAAGGAAATGATATTAGAAAAACCTGTATAATATTATCTAATGAAACCAGAACACCAATTGATTATTGGTTAAAAATGCCAATTTATGAATGGAATTCTTGGTTAGATAATGTTTCAGAAATACTGGAAATGAAATATAAATCTGAATAAAAAGTGGATAATCTTCCGTATATAGAGTATAATTGTATAAAGGAAGGGGGAATAAGGCATGAAAATTCTAATGTCAATTATAGTAATTATGATTTTAGGTTCATACTTTGTTCAAAGATATATTATGAAATTATCTAATAAAGAAATATTAATACTCCTAAAATATGATTGGGAAAATTCAAATAAAATAAAATTTATTTTTAAAGTGATAATAGGATGTTTACTATTAACTTCATTATTTATTTTAGGTCCAGGAGTATTAGTGTTATTGATATTTTATTTTATAATAATCTTGATTTAAAAACCAGAAAAAAGACCACTTTTTATAGGTGGTCTTTTTTATTTGGAGGAAAAATGAAAACAATAGCTATATCATTTGGGATAGGAGCTGTTTTGGGTTCTAGTTTTATAGCTACAACCAGTACAGCAAATAAAAGTTTAGTAGAATTAAATAATTCTATTAGAAAAATGGAAAAGGATTCAAAAAAAGTAGAAAGTTTAAAATCTTTGAGAAAAGAAATAATAAATGTAAATAGAGAAATAAATGAAAGAAAGCAAAATATAGAAAAATTAAAAAAATCTTTAAAAGGTGAAGGTGTAGATACAGAAGCTGTAACTAAAAAAATAAAGGGATTAGGATTAGAAATAAGCGAATTAAAGAAACAATATGATAAGAAAAAAAATACATATGGTGAAACTAAAAAAAATATAAAAGATGAGGGTATTGAAGTAAAGAACCTGTCAAAAGCTTATGAAAATTTAAAAAATAAAATAAAAGAAACCGAAGTAAAGAAAAAATGGGTTCAAGGAAGAGAAAATCTAAAAGAATTTAATAAATCACTATCAACAAGATCAGGACAAGCAATAAAAGTAGGAGCTTCAGCTACTGCTCTTATATTTCCAGCTATAAAAAAAGCAATCGAAAGTGAAAGTACATTTGCTGATGTTAAAAAACAATTTGATTTTAAAGATGATACAGAAGCAAAAGAATATAGGAAAAATCTTGAAAAACTTATAACTGAAAAAAATATAGCAATAGATTTAAATGAATTATATTCATCTGCTGCTATTGCTGGACAATCTGGAATAGATAAAGATGAAAGTTTAGAATATATAGAATTAGCAACAAAAATGGGAGTTGCTTTTGATATATCTAGAGAAGAAGCGTCAAAAACTATGTTTGAATGGAAAAATGCTTTCAACAAGCCACTTCCAGAATTAAAAAAATTGATAGATCAAGTTAACTATTTAGGAAATACTACTGGGGCAAACTCTCCTGCTATATCTGAATTTATAAACAGAGTAGGGAATATAGGTAGTGGAGCAGGATTTGATACAGGGCAGATAGCTGCTATAGGGGCAACTTTGATAGAGCAAGGAATGGCACCAGAGATAGCAGCCACAGGAGCTAAAAAACTAATGGGAGCTATGACAAAAGGATTTGCAGCAACCAGTGGACAAAAAGAAGTATATGAAATGCTAGGGTTAGATTCTAAAAGACTAGCTAAAGATGCTCAAAAAGATGCTGAAGGAACTATGATTAAAATTTTAAGCAGAATTAAAAAAATGCCTAAAGATAAACAAGGAGCAATATTAACAAGGCTTTTTGGAGAAGAGGGAATGCGTGGAGCAGCAGGATTATTAAATAATATGGAAAGACTTCAAAGAAATTTTGGAATTGTAAAAAATGAAAAAAATTATCTTGGAAGCTATGAAAAAGAATTTGAAACAAGGCAGAATACAGCAGAAAATGCAATTTTAGTTTTAAAACAAATGGCAGCTATAAATATAAGAAATTTTGGAGATTTATTACTTCCTACTATAGCAGAAGGAGTAAAAAAATTAACTGAATTTTCTAAACTTTTAATTGAGTTCCAAGGTAAGCATCCTAAAGCATTTGAATTTATTGCAAAGGCATTATTAGGAGTGGCAGCAGGATTTACAGCAGTAGGAATAATAGGAAAAGGTGTATCAGGAATAATTAGTGGATTCACATTTTTAACATCTCCAGTTGGATTGGTAGTAACAGCTATAATAGCATTAGTGGCAGCAGGATATGCAATATATAAAAATTGGGAACAAATAAAAGCTAAAGGAATAGAACTTAAAGATGCAGTTATAGAGCTTGTTGATAAATATTGGTTTTTAATGGGACCATTAGGATACATAGTTAAATCAGGAAGAATGATATACCAAAATTGGGATTTAATTAAAAATAAAGCTGGAGAACTGAAAGAAGGAATAGTTGAATTAGTTTTAGAGGGAATAGAAAATTGGAAGAATTTTAAGGATAAAACTATAGAAATATTAGGAATTCCTTTTGAATGGATGGAAAAAAAATGGGAAAATATAAAATTAAAAGGAAAAGAAACAGTTGATTATTTTCTTGAAATATTTGAAGAAATTAAGAATTTTAGTATTACAGACAGCATATCAAATGGATTTTCATGGGTAAAAGATAAAGTAAAAGAAAATATTCCAGGATTTGCTAATGGAGGAATAGTAAATTCATCTACACTTGCAATGGTAGGAGAAGGAAGAACATCAGAAACAATAATTCCACATGAAAAAACAGCAAATAGTTTAAATTTATGGGAAAAAACTGGAAGATTATTAGGAGTATATGAGAAATCCAATACCAATAATGAAAGTTATAACAATGATTTTAGCTTTACTTATGCACCAGTAATAAATGCTGCTGATTCATCAGGTGTAGCAGAAGTTTTAGCTAAAGACAAGGTAAACTCCTATAACCAATTTAAGGATTGGATGGATAGGTATCAGAGAGAGAGGTTTAGAAAAGGAGATGGAAGATAAATATTATGAAACTGTACTTGGAGATACATGGGATATGATAGCCTATAAGTTATTTGGAGATTCTATGCTCTATAATATCCTATTAGATTTAAATGAAGAATATTCAGATATTTTAATTTTTGGATCTGGAATAAAAATAAAATATAAAGAAATCCCTAAGTCTTATAAGGAGAATATAGCACCATGGAGAAGATGATAGAACTGATAGGAAATACAAGAAGAATGGAACTAGAAATTATCTATGAAGGGAAGGATATTACTAAATATATAAGCCCTGATCTTATTGATTTTTCCCAATCAGATTCTCTAAATGAGTTTGACACAATAAATTTGACAATTCAAAACAGAGATATGAATTGGATGAAATCTTGGAATCCTCTAAAGGGTGATAAAATAGAAGCTAAAGCTTATTTATATAATTGGGAACAAGAAGGAAAAGTAGAGATTGATATAGGAATTTTTTACATTGATACTATAGGTTACACAGGAATACCAGATATTGTTACAATATCTGCTTTATCTGTTGATATAGTTTCAAATATTATGGATGATAAAAAAAGTCATGTATGGGAATGGGTTACATTTGAAAAGATAGCAAGGGATATAGCAAGGGAATGTAACCTTGAACTTATATATGATTGTCAATTTAATAGGGAATATAGAAGAAAAGAGGAAAAATTAGAATCACATTTCAATTTTTTAAAAAGATTAGGAAAAGAAGCAGGGGTAATAGTAAAGCTTTATAATGATAAATTGATTCTTTTTGAAGAAGAAATTTATGAAAAGAAAGAAGCTAGATTAACTTTTACTAAAGAGGAACTTAAAAATTATTCATTTAGAACTGATGATACAGATACATATGCGGGTTGTAAAATTACATATTATGACAATTATTTGGGAGAAAAAGTGGAGGAATCCTTTTTTACTAAACAGAGAGCGGGATATAAAAGAGGAACTCAGAGAGTTTTATTCATAAATGAAGAACAAGATCCTCCTGGAGAAACTAAAGGACAAAAAAGAGCATATTTGGCAAAAGTAGCAGCAAAGGCTCTTAAAGAAAAAAATAAGAATGCTATTAGAGGGAATATAGAAATTATTGGTAGAGAAAAATTATTAAGTGTTGGAGATGTTATAGAAATAAATGATTTTGGTATTTTTAAAGGAAAATATCTGATTAATAAAATTGATATTGATTTTAAAACTTATAATCTTAAATTAGATATAAGAATGATAGAAGAGGAGAAAAAATGACTGAAATAAGATACGGAACAGTTTCAGTAGTAGATTATAAAGAAGGAAGAGTAAAAGTTGTTTTTGATGATTTAGGAACATCATCAGCAGATTTAATTGTATTTCAGCTAAGAAATAAAGGTACTAAATATTATTCAATGCCAGAGATCGGAGAAAAGGGATTGTGTCTTATTGCTGAAACAGGAAGATCTGGATATTATTTGGGTTCTGGTTATTGTTTACCTGAACCTATAATGGAAGGAGCAGGAGAAGGAAAAACAATAACTTTTTATCCTGATGGAACTAGAATAGAGTATGATCAAAAAAGCTCTAAACTTTTTATAGATTGTAAAAAAGATATAGAAATCATTTGCCCTACTATTACAATAACAGGGAATATAAAACTTTTAGGAAATATAGATATAACATCAGGGGATGTTACAGCAGATGGAATATCTTTAAAAAATCATAAAACTAGTGGGGTAAAAGCAGGAAGTGATACTTCTGGTAAACCTGTAACATAGGAGGATAAATGGTAGTAGGGAGTTTAGGAAAAGTAATATTTGCATGTAGCCAATTTTATATAAAAACATTAAATAATTTATCTAAAGATAAGTCATATAGATGGATAGAGCATAATATAATAGGCTCGAAACAAAAATTGCAATTTGATGGAGAAAATCTTGAATCTTTAAAATTTAATATTCATTTAAATGTAGCTTGGAATGTAAATCCAACAGCAGCAGCAGAGGAACTTGAAAATTATGCTTCTAAAGGAAAGGAACTAAAATTTATTTTAGGAGGAAAAGTAATAGGAAAATATGTAATTGAAAGCATTTCAGAACAGTATAAGAGTTTTAATGCTATTGGGATAGTTACTAAAATAGAATTATCTTTGCAATTAAGGGAGTATAACTAATGGAAATAAAGATAGATGATAGTAAGAAAGATTATATATTTAAACCTAAGGATACAGCAGAAGAGATAACTCAGAATATAGAAAATATCCTTGCTAGAACAAAAGAAAATGTAGTACTTGCAAGACATAAAGGAATTGTTTCAGAGAATGTGGATAAGCCTCAAATTATAGTTGCAGCAGAAATTATTGCAGATATTACTGAAGAGATAGATAGAGAAGAAAAAAGATTTAAGGTAAATGAAGTAGAATTAAAATCACAGAATCAAATAGGAACATCATTAATTGCTGATGTGAAAGGAGAAATAATTGGAGATTAAATTTGTAAATAATGATGTAAATGATATAAAAAATATTCTTAAATCAGGATATGAAGAAATAATGAACTTAAAAGTAAAAGAAGGAGATCCAATAGAGGATTTTATTAATTGGATAGTGTATATTGTGAATATTTGTAAAAATGATATAAATTTTACTGGAAAAATGAACCTTTTAAGATATTCAACTGGAGTATATTTAGAAGCTATTGGAGAACTTGTAGGAGTTAAAAGGAATGAAGAAAAAGGAGCAGTAGCTACAGTAAAATATACTTTTTCTAAAATATTTGATGAGATAATAGTTATTCCAAAAGGACATAAAATAGGAGTAGAAAACTTATATTTTGAATTAGATGAAAATATAGAATTAAAAATAGGGAAAAGAGAAGTAATAGGTCATGTTACTTGCATAACAGAAGGAACTATTGGAAACGGATTTATTGCTGGAGAAATAAATATAATAGTTGATGATATCCCTTTTTTATTAAAAGTTGAAAATTTAACTTTTTCAAATGGTGGAGTAGACAGAGAGGATGATGAAAGTTTAAGAAAAAGAATTGAATTGAAACCTACTTCTTTTTCAACAGCTGGACCAATAGCAGCGTATAAATATTATGTCTTAACAGCACATCAGAATATTATTGATACTCATATATATACACCAGAAGAGACACCAGGAGTAGTAAAAATATATCCATTAATGAAAAATGGAAAACTCCCTGGAGAAGAGATATTGAATATTATTAAAGATACTCTTACTGATGATGTCAGACCTTTTACGGACAAGGTAGAAGTAGAAACACCAGCCGCTGAAAACTATAATATAAATTTCAAATGGTGGATTGAAAATGAAGAAGATGTAAATATAGTTAAGCCTAAAATGGAAGTAGCTCTTCAAGAATATATTTCATGGCAAAAACAAAAACTTGGAAGAGATATAAATCCTAATAAGTTGGTACAACTTCTAATTCAAGCTGGAGTGAAGAGAGTAGATATAATAAATCCTATATTCACAAAATTAGAAAAAACACAAGTAGCTCAAGAAGAAAGTATTATAACCGAATATCAAGGAGCAGAAGATGAATAAGTTAATAAATACAGAATATCAAATTTTTTTTCCTGAAAATTTAAAAAAATATAAAAATTTACAAGTATTAGCTATACAAGTTGAAAAAATTTTAAAAGAAAAAATTATTTCTGAAATTTCGAAATTAGCAATTTTTAAAAATTTAGAAGAACAATCAGATGAAATACTTTCAGAACTTGCTTGGCAATTTGCAATTGATAATTGGAGAGAAGATTTAGAAAGAGAAGTAAAAATAAAGCTTATAAAAGAAGCTTATTGGGCACATAGTAAAAAAGGAACTAAAAAAATAATAGAAGAAAATTTAAAAAAATTAAACTATCCAATTCAGTTATCAGAATGGTTTGAATTTAATGGACAACCTTTTACTTTTAAAGTGACAACAACAAAAATTAATACTTCAGTACATTGGGTGGATGACTTATTAGAAATAATAAATAAATATAAGAATTGTCGAAGTATACTAGAATCTATTTGCTTAGATAGAGAAAGAGAAAATGCAGAGTATAAGGTTGGAAATTTCGTAATTTCCGAAATTGAAAAAGAATATTTTAGTAATTTAGAAGATAGAGATATAAAACTGAAATCATATCAAGGGATTTATAAGACAATAGAAATGGAGGTAGAAAGATGAAATATAATGGATTTACAAATGCAGGAAGTATGTATCAAGCTAAGTGTAAAGCAAATGAACTTCCTATAAAATTTGTTAAAGTAAAGATAGGTAATGGATTGCTTGAAGAAACAGAAGATCCAGCAAAGTTTATAGATGTAAAAAGCTTAAAAAAAGAGGTAGGAATATCTGAGAAAACCCAAATACAAGATGCAGTAAGACTTACAATCCAAATGGATAATGATGGAGTAACTGAAGGATATTTTCCACGAGAATTTGGAATATATGTAGAAGATGAAGGAGTAGAAGTTTTATATTGGTATGTAAATGATGGGAATGAAGCTTCTTATTTACCAACTCAGAGTACTGCTCCAGTAAAATTGAAAAATCATTTTAATATAATAGCTACATCTTTAGAAAGTTTGGTAGTAAATTGGAGTGGAAAAGAATTTTGGATAGATAAAGAATATCTGGAAAAAGAATTAGAAAAAAAGCAGGATATGACTGATAGTAGGCTTCTTACAACTGCAAAAACTATATGGGAATCTATAAATGAATTATTTACTAAAAAAGCAAATAAAGATGATGTAGAAAATAATTTAATTACTGTAGATGAAGGGAAAATTTTAGATGCAAGACAAGGACCAGCAATAGTAAATAAAATAAATGGACTAGCAGGTGGATATAGTGGAACTTTTCCACTTACAACAGCAGTAAAAGAAGGAATATACTTACTTCCAGCAACAAATAAGTTTTATGTATGTGTAGAAAATTATAGTGGTTCATCTTTGACCGCTCCTAACGCAAACTTTGAAGAATTATCAGTTTTTCAAAATCGAAATAAATTAGAGAATTTGAGTAAAATAACATCTGTTTTAATAGATGATTGGAATGTAACACAAATAATAGGAAATTACTATCTTTGCAATAAAATGATAATTAGTAATAAATCAGGTACTATTGCAAGTAAATATCCATTTGAAATAGAACTTTCCAAATCTTTGCTTCATGTACAGTCACAGTTAGATGTTTTATGCTATGTAAATTATTCTGTAACAAATAATACCGTTTTTTATTTAGATAATAATTCTCAATCTTCAACACAATGTTTTTGTGAATTTCTTTTATATAAAGTTAATTTACTTTAGAGATTTGATTCATTGTAAAATTTAATACCCTACAGCTATCCAAGAGGCTGATCTTTTAGAAGAAGTTCCACCACCATTAACAAAAGCATGAGCTTTAAATTCAGTTGTGGTTGTTGTATCCAATACTACTCCCTCTTCTACACCATTAGCATATACAAGCGTTATTGTACATACTGGTTTTTCTAAAAATTCTACTGGATAGTTCTGTGTAAAAAAGCTTCCAGAAGTGGAATAAATTGGAGCTGGAACATATCCACTTTGAATTTTATAGCCCCCTATACAAGTTCCATTACTATTTGTGGTTTTTCTAAATAGATTCTCTAACTACTATACTTTATTGTAAAGAGTAATATTATCTATATAAAATGTGGCAGTTCCAGAAGCATTTATTAAGCCATTTTCACTTATGCCTATAGATAAAGTTCCTGTTCCAAGATAATTATCATTAAAATGAAAATATTGTATTCCAAAATGATTAAAAGGCAGTTGTATTGGAGTTCCACCTCCAGAGATACTCCTTATCATAAATTGATGATTTAAATATTTATTCCAATTTGGGATAGTTGAACCTTTATAATATTTATTTGGATCATATAGATTTTCTTTTAAATTCTCTAAGTTATTGAATTATTCCCAGATATAATACAAGAATATAATATGTATATATAGGTACTTGAAGCTCTTCTAGCTGTTATTCCTTGACTCAAATCTCCATAAATACTAATATTTGTAAGGCTGCCAGTATTATTTATAAGACAATTCACTGTAATACTTTCATTTAATTTTCGCATTAATGATATTGGTATTATTGTACAGAAACATTCTCCACTGCCGTTGTCATCAGCAACAATATATAATAAATCACTATCATTAAGTGTCTTAAATATTGAAGCTTCATATATTGTAATTATATTTTTAAATGGGCGTCGAATTGTATTTTCATATTTAATTCTAAACAAATTCTCTAATAAGAATTATTTCCATCTGCCTTTTAATTGCCAACTACCTTTATAGGTTGAAATAACAGATGAGCCTTTACTATTAGTGAATAAAAAACGTAAGGATTGATTTCCATCTTGTAAAAAGTACTCACAAAAATCTGTACCACCAGTATTCATTCCTTCGGCAGATATGACTATGGAGTAATCATAAACTTGAAATGGAAAATGTATAATAGTATCTTGTATAGTTACATCTAATATTCCATATAATTCACATCTTCCATCAAAAAATTTAATATAATTAACAGCATTTTCTTTGGAGGTTATAAGCATATCAACTATGCATAAATTCTCTACTATAAGACATCCTGTATAATATAGAAATCATCTAAATTATATAGGAGGCAAAAATGAATGATTTACAAGTATTAGAAAAACAATTTATGACAGGAGAGGCAATTAATGCTAAAAATGCTGAGATATATTTATCATATCTTTATAGCTGCTCTACAAAGAGCTATGAGACAATGAATACAACATATAGAACTTATTTATCAAATATGAGGTTGTATCTTGTTTATTTGAAGCGTTATGAAGGGAATAGGTTACTTATATCAGATGATACAATAAAACATTGTATTGAGATATTAGAGAGGTTTATAAATTATTGTAGGAGACTTGGGAATAATAATAGAACCATAAATAATAAGATAACAGCTATTTCAAGTTTTTACATTTGGGCGAATAAAAGAAATTTAATAAAATATCATCCTTTTCAAGATAAACTAGATAGGTTAAAAGTTACACAGTTAGATAAAAGAAGAGAAGAATATTTTTTAACATTAGAAGATATTATAACAGTCAATATAAAAATGAATATGGATAAAAGATTTGATATCCAAGACAAGTTGCTTTGGAACTTATTTATAGATAGTGGATGCCGAATTTCAGCCATTTGGAATTTAAAATTTTCTAGTATTGATTGGGAGCAAGGTTATTTCACAGAAGTAAGAGAAAAAGAAACTAAAATAGTAGCAGCTTTCTTCTTTCAAAAGTCAAAAGAATTGTTAAAACTCTTAAAAAAAGAAAGGGAGGAACAAGGAGATGTAGAAGGGTATATATTTTTAACTAAATATAATAAAAAAGTAAATCATATGAGTAAAGAAACAATTAGAGCAAGGTTTAAAAAAATGGGGCAATTAATAGGGATAGAAGGACTATATCCACATTGCATGAGGAAAACTCTTGGTAACTTGATGGCAAAACAAGGTTATTTAGAGGAAGCAGCCTTGCTACTTAACCATGAATCATCTAAAACTACTAAAAAGCACTATACACAAGCATTATCATATACAAATTCAAGAGCTATGATGGAAAGAATCAGAAATAGTATAGGGCTTTAAAAACAGATGTAATAATACAGAGATTTCCAAATCTAACAGAAAATTTG